TTACAAATTGGAAATATAATCGACCTCCTGATATGGTAAGATGTGCTGATATATCAAAATATATTTATCTATCTAAATCACCACTAGATACTATGTTATATTTAAATTTTAATAATAAATCAAAATCATTTGATGTGTTAGATGGTATTCATCGATATACCTCGCTTAAAATAATTAAAGAGAAAAATGGTTCTTTAGATTTTATTACACCAAGTGATTATGGTAACAATAATGATGCAGGATGGTTATATGAATCTCATATTATTTTAAATATGAGATTTAATTCTACAGAAGGAGAGTTAATAGAATTATTTAAAACATTAAATAAAAGCACACCTATTCCTGATTTATATATTAGAGATATAGTAAAAGAAAAAAGAGATATTATTGAAAATGTAGCAAATAACTGGCAAGTTAAATATAAGTCTCATTTCTCATCAAATAACAAACCAAATAAACCTAATATTAATCGTGATAGATTCATTGATTTATTAGAAAAAATTTATAATAAATATAACATCAATGAAAATAATAAAAACTTATTGGAAGAAGTTCTAGAGAGAGCAAATTGGAATATATCTATTAATATTCCTCTTAAACTATCACAAAGTATTATTGATAAATGTCATTCTACTGGTTGTTGGTTATTTATTTATTCTGATGATAAAATATTAAAAATTGTATAAATTTTATAAAATATGATTAATATTTCATTTGATTACATTTAATAAAACTTTTTTTTAATAAAATAAATTATTTTTGCTCTACTTTTTTTAAAAGTAGATATATATATAAATGACAACTCCATATGCCGTATCTACAAATATTGGTTCTGTATCTTATAATAATTATGTAAATGCTCCTATTACTGGGCCATTAAGCACAAATCAAACACCATGTCAAATACCATATCATAGTTATGGTATATTATCAGGTATAAGACCCACACCTCCTCAGTTTTATCCATCACAAGAACCCGTTTATGCCGAAATGAATACAAATGCCAGACATCAATATTTAAGAACATCTGTTAATAATCAAGCATTGCAACAACAAATAGCTTTAGGAAAAGCTTCGGCTCCATTAGGTTATGTTGTTCAATCATCACAACGTCAGGTGCCTGTGTCATCTCATACTAATTATATTCCTCCTATTCCGTCATCTATGTATGTGAATATTTTGAAAAGTAATGCTGTAGGTCAAACAGCTTACAAGGTTAATTTACCAAATGCTGCTCCTACTGGTAGTAAAAGTTATTATCCAAGTGGCACTCGAAGCAGTTTAAGAAGGGCGCGTTCAGGTGGATGTACTGCGCCAAAAAAGAAAGGCTCCATTTATAATACAAGTTTATCAAATGGACAAGTTTGCGCATGGGGAGCAATTGTGCGTCAAAATTATTAAATTTATTAAAAGAAAATAAAATATTTAGTATATTTATAAATGCCTCGTTATGCTTTTCCCGCTTTAACGCCAATGTATGGTTTAGGTAGTGGTGCTCGCGTTGTCGGATCTACCGCTATTAGTAGTCCTCGTACTAAAAATGGTTCTGCTGGTAGAATATATGCTTACTTGAAAAACAGAATTGGTTCTGATGCTGCTATGGATTATATTAGAAAAGCCGCTTTTGGACCATTTGTTATTAAAAACGGTAGACTCGTTTGGAATTAAATTACTAATTTATTAATTTTACATATTAAAATTAATAAAATTAATAAACTTACTAAAAATTTTATATACATAATTAATATAAATGAACAAGTATTTAGTAGAGTTTTTGGGAACTATGTTTCTCATGTTTGTCATTTTTGCCACTGGTCACTGGTTAGCAATTGGTGCTGCTTTAGCAGTGATTGCTTTTATTGGTGGACCCATCTCGGGAGGCGCGTATAACCCCGCCGTTGCTATTTCACTATATAGTGCTGGTAAATTAGCCAAATCGGATTTAGTTCCATACATTATTGTTCAAATTTTAGGTGCTTTAGCCGCTTTTTATGCCTATAAAAAGTTTGTTAATAAGGCTTAAAAAATAATACTTATTAAAATAAAAATATAATAATAAAATTTATAATATAATTTCTTTTATTATAATATAAATGACAAGAAAGCATAGAAAAAATAAGAAAGGAGGTTCTTGGTATGATCCTACTAGTTGGTCAAGTGGTACTAGTAGTGGTAGTAGTTGGACAAGTGGTTTAACTAGTTGGACTCCTAGTTGGTTAAGTAAAAAAGAGCAACCACAACAATCTTATGGAGCACAACCACAACAATCTTATGGAGCACAACCACAACAATCTTATGAAGCACAACCACAACAATCTTATGGAGCATCATATGGTATGGGAGGCAAAAAGAGACGTACTAGACGCGGTAAACGCGGTGGATCATTTTCCCCAAACATATCTGAAACTAATTTAGCTGCTAGTGCTTCTCCTGTTTTCGGAATTCAAACTGTTAAGGCACAAACATGGGTTGGTGGAAAAACAAAAAGACGTCGTCATATACACAATAAATCATGTAAACATAAAAAATAAAATTAACAAATTATTTATGTAAATAATATAAAACTTTTGTAATATATTATTTAACACAACAAATGACTATAAAAGATGCTAACTATAATAAAGTAAATAATTTATTAGAGTTTAACTAGATTTCTTTATAATATTTATCGTGACTTTTCCATAAAACGATGTAAAATATATATACCAATAAAAGCTAAGCTAGCAAAATATAATTCTGCTAAAGGGTCATCAGGCATCACAACTCCAGCATTTGCGGATACACCTGTCTCAAACGTTTCTTTACATTTTTTACCATTAACAGGATTTTTTTTATCTGGAAAACTACAAGCATCAATATTTTTTATATCTGTAGTTGTAACAAAATGAGTTTCACTTGACCTATTATTATTAATATCAATTGTTTGCATAGTTAATTCTTGACAAGGAGGTGTTGCTCCTGATAAAAAAGATTGTAAAATAGCAAATGGGTTCAAAACATTTAAATTACCCATGGCACCAGGTATTAATCCTTTAAATTCAGAAAAATTTACACCAGCACCACTTGATATAAAAGGTATATTTCCTTGTGGTACATTATTTATATAAATATATCTATCTACTTCTTTATCAGTAGCTGTATCAACACATTTACCTCCAGTTTTTAAAAAAAATTTATTTCCTAAAGGTCCTCCTGTAGATGATGCTTTACTTTTTCCTGTAACTAAAAGTTCTACATAATCAATTAAGCCATCTATATTTTTCCCCATTTGTTTTATTGTACCTTTATCACTCATACCAATTTGAGAAGGGGATTTAATGTTATTTTGATATGGATATGTCGGACCTAATAACCTCTCTTGGACAGCTTGAGCATCTTTTAATACTTCTTCAAATACATTAGACATTATCTTAATTTATATAAATATATTTTTTTATTTAAATAAATTATTCTGAACTTTAATATTTATACTGTTTCTGTTATTTCAGTTGTTTCTGTTATTTCAGTTGTTTCTTCTTCTTCTCCTCCAGTACCAGTTATTTCAGGTTCTGTACCTCCAGTCAAATCATTGGCATAATCATTTTGAGCTTGAACCAAATCATCCATTTGTTGTTGTAACCTAACAACATTACTGCTTAAATCCTGAACTTCTTGGTTTATACCTAGCATTTTATCTAATTGACCCTTTATTACATCAATATTACCGGCATTTTGTTGAGCTAAAATTAGAGCATTATTTGGGTCATTTGTATCATATGGCTTATATTCCTTATTATTTTCATATCCTTCCATAATGCTATTTTCAAAATATGCTAAAAATATTTGATAAAAAATTAATACAATAAAAAATATTATCAATAAGTTTACCAAGGTTAACATTAATATAATATAATATTAGTTTTATTTTCTTTAATAATAATATAAATGTCAACAGCTTATTATCCACAAGGAATGAGAGCCATGCCAGCATCAGGATATAACCATAAAAGTACATATTTTTCTAAACAATATTTACCATGGAAGGGAAGTGGGATTGAAAGTAATCCAGTGGGAACTGCTCCTGGACATATTAGACCTTTAACAAATAATGATCCTGGTAACGTATTTCAAACAGGTTTTGGTTTGGCGAGACCTATTAAACATTTTAGAAAGGGCAGGGTTGTTCCTGCTGTTCCAATAACTGCGAATAATTTAACTGGAAAAGACCCTCACAATAATACTATAAATATTAATATTAATGAAGCTGGATTAATCAACTACAACATGAATCGTTTTGTAGCATCTAGTAAAGGTTCGTCATTAGGAGGTGGAGCAGGTGGTCGAGGATTACTTAATGAAATGCTTGATAATCCAGGTAGTTTTATTATTAAAGAAAATACTTTAAATGTGAATGGGCAATTTAATGATTTACAACAAGATTGTAAGACTTGTGAAGGTGTAGGTATTATTTCTTCTTATTATCCAAATAATACTTATCTAACAGAGAACCCTGAACCAAATGTCATGAACCCTGTTTTATGTTGTAATGAAGAATATAAAGCTAAACGAAGAGCCATTTATGCCAGTACAAATTTGAAAAAAAATTATTATACAACACATAAACAATATTTACAAAATAGATGTAAAACATATGACCAAAAGGTGTTCAATTTTCAAACACCTCGTCCTGTTGAAATTACAAATGCTTTATTGGCATCAGGTGTTACTGTTTCTGAACTAGCTACTGCTAAACCAGGAAGCGCTCTTGCTACATCGAATACATATGTTGCCAATTGTTTTCCAAATGCCGAAATTTATGATGCCACTGAGGATGCTTTGGTTATTAAATTATTAAACATTTTGTTAAATATGGGCATAATAAATGAAAGCCAAGTAACCGCTTTTTTAGAAAGTGCAAAACCCAATTTTGACGAATTATTTAATTGGTTAAAAGCTTTGCCAAACAGCGAAAGAGCATTGGTTGAATTTGAAGCTTTTATTAATAATCCTTATTGGGGCGTTCCATTTGCTGGGCCATCAAATCCAAATGGTTGTAAATTGACTGTATATAAACCAAATAATCCACAATTTGCTGTACAAGGTGCTGTGGATAGTTCTACAAGAATGCTCAAATTGAATGTAGATACTATTACAACAAATTCAGCTTCTATTAATAATCGCAATAGTTATATTAATTATGCGAAAAATAAAGCACCTGGTTGTAATAGTCCTACTATATTTCAATTTCAAAACAAAAAATCATGTTATTATAGACAGTTACCTCAGTATCAGGTTCCAGTTTCACAACCTAGTCCTTATCGTTACTATCCTGGTATAGTGACTAGTTCTAATCATTTCTCTCAATCACCAAATACATATAATACAACAACTGGAAGTGCTGCATATAGATAAAAACCTTATAATTTTCTTTAAGTTGTTTTGGGAATTTATTATATAAAAACACAAAAATTAAAATTCCCAAAAGTATTTCGGAAAAT